GGAGGATTCGAACCTCTCACTTTTACTTATTCCCACTGTAATACACGTCAAACGTGCGTTAACAGGTGATCCAGGAAATAAGGGGTTTCGATTTTAATGGAACCCAAAACATTGCGTAATTTGGTTTACGCCACCCTCACGGAATTACACCGTAAGTTTATCTCTTCGATTTAAGTGGAGAGAAAAACACTACGCGCTATCGTGCGCACTACGCCTAAGTAGCAGGCGCAGTAGTCCATGGCAATAAAGCCTCGAACTCTGCCCTATTCATATAACCATGTCCATTAGAAAGCTCACTCAGCAAAAGCTGAATTTGACTTCTAATGGCAACGGTCGCGTCATCAACACGCTGTGTTGCATTAGCTACTTCGGAAGCTGATGGGCGTGACTCCTCTTCCGTCTCTATGATCCTATTTCTAGTATCAAAGGACTTCATAAGAGCCTCGTACAACGGCTTTATAACAGCCGAGTTAACATACACCCGGGACCCTGTATCTGGGAACCGCTGGCTCGGCGTCACAACCGCACTTAACAAGTTTGAGAATTGCTGTCTAACAGTGTCTCTCGCAGCTTGTGTTTGGTACGATTGCGACAACGCCGACATGCACTGGTTAAGCATTGGTATGGGCTCTGCCCACACCGCTGCGAAGTACTGGTACTGATTCGGGTTTGTAATGTTGTAAGACATTTTCTTCTTTTAAATTAAACGAATCAGGACCGGCGTATTTCTCCGGTCTATATTTATACTTACTTACTACATCCCTTTCTTCAACCTTCTTTTTCCTCTTCCTGAAATTGTCAACCGCTTTAAATGCTGCAACCGAATCGACGAATTCGTCAACCACACCTTCGAAACCTTCGACGTCCGGATCATTTATTGCGACGACCTTTTCCCTCAAACCCTTCATGACAACGTTATTGGTGACCATAGCAACTGAAACTACTTCCAGAGCTAACGGCTGCCAACCCGCCTCAATCTTCAAGTCTTGTATACGAACATGAACCTGCCACGGCTTCCTCTTTGCGTCCACAGTGGACACAAAGTAATTTGGAACCAATTTGAACTGGAACCTCTTACTCTTGGCTGCGGCTCTGTACGTACCAATCACGCACTCCTTTGAGTTCACCAGACGCTTGTCTATCACACTTATCGTCACTCCACCTTTAACGAAGTCTGGCACCAGCCACTCTCCGGTAAAAACAGCTCCTAGGATACCCACATATCTATACTTATCTAATGGCACATTGATTAACAAATCTATATCACACAAAGTCTCCGACTCCTTGACAGATATAATATCTTTAGTACTAATAGACACGGTCTTTAACCTCGTTAGAGCCTTCGGCAAGATCTCTTCCTTCTTCGAAAGATTGAGGAAATCACTCACCTTAGGTTCGTACGAGACTATCGACATTATCAAACAAAGAACAAATCTCTAAACAATCTCTTATCTGACAAATACTTAATTATACTACAAAAAGCAAACGAACCGCCTACCGCGGTCTTATGAACCTCGGCAACGGCCTCATCTAACTGTGAAAAATACGCACAATTATTTAAGTTACTAGCTACATCACACAAAGACTCGCGTAACTCTTCTAAGTGAACAACATCTCTAATATGTTTACAACCTAACTTGGATATTAGTTTAAGCGGATCGTAATACACAATGGCTCCTCTATCATGGTGAATAACATAACGACCACAGAAGTAACCATACTTCTTCCTGAAGAGTTTGGCCTCGAAGTTCCACATGAGGTTCGCGCCCGCCTGAATGTCAGGCAAGTCTAAACCTTTAGGAATGTAAATCAGGCTATCGTCTCCACAAAAAGCTGCCTTTATCACTTTGTCCATTGGGATCATTGAGCTCAAACAGGCTGCAATGATGATGGTATTACCAATAAAGGTTGTCACATCACCACTTTTCCTTTGATACCAAAGACATGTTTTGATTCCGGCCGTATAATCTTTCAAGGTCGTTTTCCTATGTCCTTGTTTCCATACCTCAGCTAGCCACTCATCAATTCCTAACTTTTCCCAGATCTTGTACTCTACAGCGCAATGGAACTCGTTCTGTGACTTATCGTACTTCGAAATGTCGAGTTCCAGAATTTCCATCGCCTGGGTTGAGTCTAGGTCAGAAAAGAAGTCCTCTATTTGTGCAGGTGTCTTTCTGGTGTAGAACAGAAACTTCGAAGAGTCAATCCTTTCGAGTAACATCCTCGTAAGTTCTGAAAACATTGGACCGAAAATCGCATTGATCTTTTTCGAATGGTAGACTATCGTCTGCAATGCAGGATATTCGTCTTGAATACTCAAGTCTAACTTTTGCTTTGGTTGACTCTTGATCATATGCTTATACTCATCTACTGCCGGCAAATCCACAAAGTTAAAGTCCGCTAACTGACCAACTGTAGATGACTCTTGTTTCGAAAGCCATCTAGAAAAACTTTCCCTTGTCATGGTCATTTCGTTCGTTCCACTAAATTCCTTGTCAACATACGAATCCCAAAACTTTTCAACCACCAGAGATGCAGTATCCTCAATGTCAA